GCATCTGCTCCAGGCGCCCAGCCGAATAGGCTTTCCCCACGTTGGTCTGGAAAACGGTATCCAGCTCGAAGGCCGCCAGCTGCTGCACCCCGGCTTCAGAGGTCAATTCATCTACGGAGCTTCGGACATCGGCCGGGGTGCCACCCTTGGCCAGCGTGTCGGAGAGCACGTCGCGGATCTTCGCGATCAACCGCTGGTCGCTGACACCCGCCACCGTGAAAGCATCTTGCCGGTACTGCCGGGTGAGCCCGTCGAAGACATCCCGCGTCACCGGCGTCAGATTGCGCAAATAGCTGATAGCGCCTTCGGCCGGCACATCGAAGCTGAATCCCGCGTTGAAGGTATCGCCCTGGGCGTCGTCCTCCGCGAAGCGCACCAGCCGCGAGCTGGTGGCCAGGCGCACCGGGCGCCGCGCCTTTTTCAGGCCCACTCCGACGATGTGCAGCCGTCCCATCAGGTTGGCTGCGGCCAGATGATTCGCCAGCAGATCGCCCAGGCGCGTCTGCACCGCGTGATCGCGCGGCGTCGAATGGAAGCGGACAGCCACTCTACTGGCCACCGTCCGGCCTGGTTACCGCCGCGATCTCCCGCACACGCTCTTTGAAGAGGCCTTCCGCCTCCGTTTGCAACTGCCCAAAGAGCTTGTCGTACTGCGCCATCTCCGCGCGCATGGCGGTCTCGACCTGTGGTTCGGAGAAGGTCGTGGTGGAGCGATCCGTAAGGGCGACGGAAGGCGCGGTCGCGTTGGGCACCATCTCCTGATCTTCCGTCTCGCCCGGAGTCAACGGCCGGTCATAGCGATCTGAAACGTAGCCAACCGTGAATTTCTTGCCCATGCGCTGCAAGCCGGAGTCAATCGTCAGCGCGAGTTGGAGATCCTCAGCCTCTTCCAGGTCAAATCCCCAGAACGGCATCGGCGCCTGAGGCCCGTAGTTCCAGAGCACAAGGGGCTTCACGAGCTGCTGGTTGATGACGGACTGCAAGCTGCGGCAGAGCTCGACGGAGCGTTTGTCCAGCGTATCGGCGTGGGTCTGGCCCTGGGCTCTTGATCCGCCGCCGCCTTCATTCCCGAAGCTTGTCAGCGTCTCGCCCATGGTTCTCCTGGCGATGGAGTACTGCATCGCCTGGTAGAAGTGCTCGTAGACCTCCGGATTCTGACTGCGCGCGATCTTGAGAAGCTCCTGGTCGTACTCGAAGCCTTTGGGCACCGCGACGGCCACGTTGTCGATGATGGCCTGGGCGATGTTCACCGCCTGCTGGCGCTCGGAGGCATTGTCCGGGTCGTTGTAGTGCACTACGGCCGTGCCTGGCCCCTTCTCGGCGTACTGCATCCAAAGGCGCTGGATGTTGCGCTTGAACCAGCTCGGCCAGAAGACAGCCTTGAGCAGCGGCCGTCCCATCCGGTTGCGGCTGCGCTTGCGATAGCTGAAGATCAAGAACTTCTGCTCGGGAACAAGCTGGCCTGTCGAGGCCCAGGGATTGTCGAGCAGTTGCAGCGGCCCGACTTGCGGATAGAAGCGGTCGCCAAAGAGGAAAAGCTCCTGGGGGCAATCGCTGATGTCCACGAGCGATGCCTGCCCCATCGAGGTATCGAAGATCATCTCCTGCACGCTGAAGCCGTAGCCGGGCGCGTCGAGCACGCAATCCAGCACCGCGTGGAAGTCCAGCTTGCCCAGCTCCCCCTCGACGAACTCCTTCACTTCCTGGGCCAGAGGCGATTCATCGCGCGGCGCGGGGTAAACGCTGCGGTCGCGCTCCAGCACCGAGAGCTTGAGCGTGTCCAGGCAATTGGCCACATCCTCGTCCTTGTCCTCCAGCTCGCGGTAGTAGGCCATCGTCTCCGGCTGGTTGTACATCATCGCCGCCCAGATCGCCGTGGGATTGCGCGTGCCGCCAAAGGCCAGAGTGTTGCGGTAGAGCGAGATCTGCGCGAGGTAGGAGCTGGACGCCGGAATCATCTCGCCCTTGGGCGGCAGCGGCGGAACGGCGGGAATCTTTTCGTCGGCCATCAGAGGTACCCCTTCATTTGCGAATAAGACGTGGGCGTGTCCGGAGTCTGAACCCCGGAGAGCAGGCATGCGCCGCCGTCTCCAGCCAGGTCCGCCAGCGCCTTGGCCCAGAAAGCATCAGCATGGGCAAAGAGCTTCTTCTTCACGCCGCCAGCCACGGCCGTGTCCACCTCGATGCGCGGCGCGTCGAAGGTGACGCCGCTGGGCGTCGCCTGGCGCTTGATGGCCTGGAGTTCGGCGCGAATCTGCAGATCGTAGGGAAGGCGGCTGCGCTGCTGCTCCAGGCGCTTCTTGATGCGGATGGCCAGGTCGGTCTTCATCTTCACGCCATCATCGTTCGAACCGCCGAAGCTGACGCCCATCAACCGGCCCTCGTTCTCCAGATTCAGCAAGTCGAAGAGGCCCACGCCCATGCCCGTCTTGTCGATGGCACTCCGCGAAGTCATGCGCACAATCGGATTCAGCCTTTTGCACTGTTCGGGGAAGCTCATGGCGTGCAGCTTGATGACCGCGCGGGTCCAGGCCACGTCGCCAATCTTCTCGTCGAGCCAGAGGCAGGTGGCGTCGTGATCCCGGCCCACATCGATGCCGCTGTAGAGTGATCCGCGCGGGTGGAAGTCGGGAGGAAGATCGATCGTCGCCCCAGCATCTTCGCAGGCCGAGATCAGGTCCAGCGTCAGCCAGGCCCCGGTGGACTTGAGGAAGATACAGCAGAACTCCTGATTCCAGGTGTCGTCGTCGTTCAGGCCGCGGCGCATCTCCTCGATGTTGATCGGACAGCCCTCGGCCACGGCCAGGTGCACATCCACCCAATGGCCGCTCCAGCCGTCCACCTTCACCGGCAATTGCGATGGCGCCACGCCCAGGTCGAGCCCGAGCTGGCGGGCGATGTCGTGGAACTTGCCCTGTTCGCCGTTGGGCGTCGAGAGCACGCGCAGTTTGTGCCCCAGCGCCACCTGGCGGAAGACGGCCGCGAAGATCGCGTAGCTGTCTTCGTGATGCGCGAACTCGTCAAGAATGGCGTTGCCGGGGTAGCCGCGCGCCGTGCGCGGGTTGGCGGGCAGAGCGATGATGCGGCTGCCATTGGGGAAGGTGATGCGCTGCTGAATACCCTCGATGCGCCCGAAAACGTCGATGAAGTCTTCGTCGGCGTACATCCGGGCCGTGCCACCCATCAGCTCCAGGTTCTTCTGGCAGGTCTCAATGAACTCGGTAGACTGCGCCTTCGAGGCGCTGAGCACCGTCCAGGTGGCGTTGGCGTGTTCCAGGCAATCGAAGATCGCCTCCAGGCCGGTGGCGTAGCTGAAGCCGATGCGGGCCGATTTCACGGCGCACTTGAAGCGGGTGTGATCGTCCACCCAGCGCTGCTGGTAAGGGCGAAGCTGAATGACGGGAGGAAGTTTGATTTCAGGCATGAGGAGCCGCCGGATTCTCGACCGGCGGCAGCCCGAAGACCCTCTCACGCAGGCGGTTGATGTCGGCGACGGTCAGTTCGCCCTTTTGCAGCTTCTTGGCCGCGCCCTCGGTTTCGGCTTCCAGCTTCTGGCGTTGGAGAGTCTCGCGCTCTTCCAGCACGCGCAGCTTGCGCGCATCCACTTCCACGCGCTTGGCTTGCAGCTCCACTCTCTGCAAACGCGACATGGTGAGCGAAAGCAGGTTCAGGCCCTCCAGGAACTTCGCCTGGTCGCCCGGCCCTACCTTCTGCATCAGCGTGAAGACCTGGTCGCGCATGGCGTTCATCACGGCCGCGTTGGACTCGGGCAGATCATTCCCGGCGAAAGCCCCGGCCCATTCGCGAGCCTTGGCGCTTTCCGCCAGCACTTGAGCTCGCACCTGGGCCACGCGCAGGTCAAACCAGCGCTGCAGTGTGGATTTGGCCAGGCGCAGATCCGGGAAGAGATCCAGGCTGCCGGTATCCACCAGCTCCCAGTCGATGAAGCCCCCTCCGTCTTTTTCCCATTCGGCGCTGTAAGGCCTGGCCGATTGCTCCGAAATCTCCACCCAGGTCCGTCCCCGGTCATAGAGCTGCTTGATCGCATCCTGCGCAGACTGCGGCAGGCGGTCGATCTTGAGCGGCTGCTTGGACTTCCGCGCTTCTCCGGTTTTGGGTCTGGGTTTGGTCATCGTCTCTCGGGCCTAGTTGAAAAGCACGTCGTCGTTGGAGCGGCCCGCGGTGACAAAGCGCAGCCCGGTGGCCGTGAGCGCGAGCTGGCTCAGCTCCACGCGGCCGGTGAATTCGTTGGTGGCCCGCTTGAAATCGAGGTAATCGAGCACCGCGAGATCCTGGAGCAGGGTGAGCACCTGGTCGCGGCCCAGCGTCTGCCCCATCTTCTGCAGCACGGCCCACACCTCGAAGTCATCCATCCGCGAAAGCTGGTTTTCGTGCCCCTCCCTCACCAGCTTCAGGATGATGCCTCTGCGCCGCCTCGCCTGAATCAGCCTACGATCCGCTTCCATCGCGTCTTCCTCCATCGGCGCTGCCCAGACTCATCCGGATAGCGTTTACTGACCTCGTCAAATCCTGCAAAGTCTCATCCTGCCGATCAAACCGCTCATACATGCCCGGAAATTCCTGCGCCGCGTAGATGGCCAGCCGCTCCACCTGCTCGGCCTGGCGGCTGCCGTGATCGGCCAGCCGGGTCAGCGCATCCGCCGTCCGCCCGCTCGCCTCGGCGCTCGAATGCACCCCGCTGGCCACCAGGCTGAAACTCTCCCGGACGGTCGCGGTCATGCCTTCCAGGAACTTGCCGACCACAAACAGGGCCACGATGGCGATCAGAAAGGCCGGCCCCCAGCCTTGCAGCAGCGCGAAAGCCCGGTCCGGCTGGCTGGTCATGATGTTGTAGGCCCCCAGAACGATAGCCGCCCCGCTGGCCCCGCCCATCACGATGCCTATATGCCGGAGCCAGCCAAACCGGAACCCCGCCTCGACTCCCACTTTCGGCACCGAAACCCCGCTCAAGTCCAATGTCGTCACTCTGCCCTCTCGCCTCAAGTCCTGAACGGGCCGACGTGGAAGAATAAAGCCCCTACACGCCCCCGATTCCGTTTCCAGGTACATCCGAGCCTTCCAGCCGTCCGCGACGCCCCAGAGGCCCTTAAAACGCATCTTCGCCTTTTCTCCGCCTTACGAGCCCAGAACCGCCCAGGCGAAACAGGGATTCCGGCCGCCCCGGCCTCCACAACTGGCCAGCCAGACAGCCAGGGCGAAGAACAGCGCCAGCCAGAGCCAGGGCAGAAGCTGCGATCTCCGAATTCTCCCCATCGTCAGACCCTCCATCAGCAAGCCCTGGACAGAAGGCAGCCGAGCGAGACGCCGACCTTGGTCCCGTCAAACATCGTTGCCCCCGCCTTCCTCCACCACGGCTTGGGAGTGAAGTACAGCTTGGTCAAATCGTCAGCCACCCGCTTGCCGTCGCCGGTCATGCCCTGCATATTTTCCGTGGTCCCGGCCAAAGCCAGGCTCAGCCGGTCCACGTTGTTAATGGTCCGGTGAATGCTTTGGTCCTTGAGCAGGGCGTCCAGGTCGTAACCACTGGCCGTGTAGGCTGCCAGCAGCGGTTGCGCGGCGGCGATGGCGCGTTCCCCTTCGCCCAGGGTGTCGGTGGCAGCGTTGAGCGTCTCTGTGGCTGCGTTGGCCGTTCTTGTGAGCGCGTCGGAAGTCTTTCCGAGCGAGTTGACTGTCCCCTGCAAGGCAATCTGTGTGTTGTGCAAGTCAGTAGAGACAGCGCCGTTTTTCTTTGCTGCTGCCTCAACCTGCCCCAAAGTGCCGCGCAGCGTATTCAGAGTGATGGAAGACTGAGCCAGCAGCCCGCAGTCTTTTGCGTTATCCACGGTAAGGAGCTGGCCTTTGATTGGCGTACAGGGCCGGTTAACGTTGGCCAGCGTGGCCGTCACGCCCAGAACCGTTTGCCTCGTAGTGACTTGGGTCTGGTGAGAATCCCAAGCGAAAAACGCAGCACTGCCGGCAACCGCCAAAAGGCAAACTGCCCCGGCGATACGCTCGGCGATTTGGGCTTTCACGTCCAGATTCATCATGGCCTCAAACTTCCATCGGCTTGAATTCGATAAGCCAGGCTCTGCCAGTCCTCATGCGTCTTCGCGGCTTCAATCAGCCGCCACAGAAAGCCCGTGTGGGGATCGACCGCACCATACTTTTCCCAGCTCTTCGCGAATGCCCGCTTGACTCGCTCTTCCTCGTCCATCTCGGCCTCAAAAAGCGGGCGGATGCCCCGTTAAAGCATCCGCCAGGGGGTGGGGAACTTTGCGTCCGCGGCAAACGGCTTGGTTGAGCCGTTTGCCGCATATTAGGCGGGGACGGGGCTCGTGCCGACGCTTGCCTTGCTCGTGCTGGCCGCCGGGGTGAAAGCGTTCAAAGCCGCCACCATCGAGTTGACAAAGGTGGTCACGCCGGCCGTGCTGGTGGTGATGCCGTCCTTGGCCAGCAGGGGAGTCAGGATCGGCTCGACCGTCGCGACCACCGAAGCCAGCTTGGCCACGCCGTTCGAGGCACCGGCGGCGGCGTTGACGCCCGCGGCCTGGGCCGTGGCGATGGCGGTGAGGGTTGCCTGGACAGCCGGCAGCAGCGACGGAGCGTAGGCTGCGATAAACGGCTCGGCGGCTTTGCCGGCGTCTTCCACCACAATCTCGGCGACGGGCTCGGCCTTGGCAAAGTCGTTCTTGATGTCGGTCCCGATCTTTTCCAGCCAGGTGATGACTTTGTTCGACATGGGTTTCTCCTCAATTCTCGGTTGATGGTTGAAAGGTGGGGGCCGGCGGCGCGACGACCTCAGGCGTCGAAGGGCGCGGCTGGCGCGTTCCCAGAAAGGCTTGCAGGCTGTTGTACAACCAGGCGTACCAGACGTTGTTTCCAAAACTCGACGGATGCGGCATATTGGCGACAACCGCCACCGCGAGGAGTCCGGCGATGGCCGTAAACTCCGAACTCCGGCTTTGGATGTAGGAGCCCAGGCTCATGTGGCGCTTCCCCGCCACAGATCAAATTCCGCCCCGCGCCGCGCCTTCAATGCAGCGATTTCACGCCCGGCGGCGTGGTCCCAGGTCAGCAGTTGACGCCCGGCCGCTTCATAGAGCCCAGAGTTCAAATCTTTCAGCAGGGTCGAAGACTCCAAACGTCCCGCGCCCAGGTTGAAGACAAAGTCCACCAGGGCGTCGAACTGGCCCTGCGTCAGCGGAACTTTCACCAGCCGCTCCACCGCTCCTTCTGCGTCGTCCACGTCGCAAGAAAGGATGTGCTCGGCCAGAGGTTCGGTGACTCCGTCCGGAAAGCTATTGGGATGCATCTGGCGATGGCCAAAACCGATGGTGGCCAGGCCATTCAAGTCCAGATAGGTTCTGCCCCGGAAGCCCTCCGACGTTTTGAGCAGCTCCATTCCGGCCTTGCTGAATTCCATTGCCCGGCTCCCTTGTTCGAATCCGGGCAGGGAGCGTGCGGGCTCCCCGGCCGGATTCTGCTCTGGCTGCACCGCACTGGTCTCCTTTCGGGGAACAACAGTGGGGGCCATCAGTGGACAGAATAGGGCGCTACTACGCAACGGAGGGAGATATCCGGAAGAGCTGATTTATAAGGGGAAGATGAGATACGGCACGGCGAAGAAGAGCGTTGCCGCACGGCATGGGAGTTATGCTCGAATCATTTTAAACAGGTAAGCGAACAATGCGCCAGCGAAATGGAAGACCGCCAGCGCGGCCGAGACTCCGAAGAAGACGGCCCAGAAGATGCCGCGAGTGGACAGCGGCGGCGGCGCGGTCGCCAGAGGAGCCGTTTGCGGCTGGCGCACACGAACCGGAGCGCGGCGCAGCTCGGCCGCCTGGCGGCAAAAAACATGCTCGTTCAGCCCAATGCCCACCGGCTTGTCGCAGATTTTACAGTTCGCCATGCGTTTGCTCGCACCAGACTCGACTCATGAGCCCAAAGATACGCCAGTGGTTACGCCTGCACAAACGGGCACGGCTAAAGTCCACGCCAGTCGTTGGCTAAAACCGTTTTTTTAGCTGCTCAGTTCGATCTTCATCTTTGGATCGCATCTGATTCTGATATTCGGAAGTAAAGATATGGATGCTACCCTGATCTACCTGGGTCCCAACAGATTCGCAAAGAAGAGATAATCTTCTACCGACCCACCTGGCTTTGTAATTCTTGTAGTGAACTCCAATTTTAGAAACAACATCTTCAACTGTCCTAGACCTGGGAGGTCCATATTTTTCCACAAGAGCAGCTGAAATTTGGTCAAAAGAATCCTGATGGAAAGCCACAAAGATTGAACCCACGTTGCCGTCCACCAACTCGACATTTATATCGAAAAAGTCGGGAACATTGTGTATCGCAAAAAAATAAGCGATGGATTCTGCGCATGGCTTTTGAAAATCGACCCATGACTGGGAGTATGGCGGACAAAGCGGAATGGATTCAGTGAGAGGAGAGCCCAGCTTAATTCCTAAAAACGAACTGGGCTCCCCTTTCCATGCAGGGATTTTCGTCGGATGCTGCGCAACCCCAATCGAGCCGAACAGAATGGAGCACAAGACCAACAATCTGCCACTTTTTGAAATTTGCATTTTGCCCTTTCTTTCCGTCCGGCTACTGCATCCGGCTCTCCGGCCTCGGCAGAGCCGCCGAGTCACCCATAGTACAACACACAAAGCCCACGAGACTATATTCTCCGCTCTTCTGCAGCTTTTTCCAGGGCTGATTCGGATGGAAGGGTAAGAGCATATCGACGCCATCTGTCTGCCGGCTGAGCCAGCGAATCTCGACGCCGTTTGAGGTTTGCACCGCGACGAGACTCCCCTTCAGTTGGTCAGGGTCCTTGCGGCTGATGTCCAGGACAACGATCATTTTGGCGACGCCTTCGCCCTGGACCCGCAACGCACGAATAATTCCGCCTTCCATGAACCACTCCTCGGGCAAGTGTAGATTCTTCTCAATATCGTTTGGAGACAGCCCCCCTAGTACATCCACCCTCGCGGCCTCTTTCACTAGTGGCACAATTCGCAACTTCTGGGAAAACACAGGTAATCCGGAAAGATCACTAGCCTCCAGGTCGAACCCCACCTGCTCGGCTGCCAGGTCGCGCCAGAATTGGCGCTCCGATTCCGGGGCCAGTTCTGAGAGTTTGAGGAGACTTTTGGCAGTTGGAGTTGCTGATTTCTCCCCTCTTTCCCATTTAGAGACAGAGACTTGGCTGATTCCGCATATTTTGGCAAGCTCCGCTTGCCTCATCCCTCTGGATTTCCGTAAATCCCGGATTTTCTGAGCGAGGTTCTCCCCACTGAAGATATTTAAGCCTGAAGGTATTATTTCCTTTGACATTTCATACCTGCGGTTATATTGTGATTCTGCGAGGGGAAACGCCGTTCCCTCTCGGTTCCGAGGATACACGATGGACATCAACACTTTCAGGACAAAACTCACCCGCGACATTCAAAGCCGAGTGGCCCGGCAGCTTGGGCTCAGCCGTTCCCACGTCTGCGAAGTCGCCAACGGGCACCGGCGCTCCCGCCGAGTCCAACTTGCACTGGAAAAGGAATACGCGAGAGTTGATCGCGAGGTCCGGGGCTTTGAAAGAAAAACCGAGCGTGCGGCATGAGCGATACTCCGACGCTCCTCGAACAGTTGAATGCAATCCAGACGATCATCGCCATGATCGTAAGCGAACAGCGCTATCTGATGCAGGAAAAACCTGCTGGTGTCGAGAAACAAACCCCTGTGGTGCCTGAAGCACCCCCCGTCGAAGTTCATTCCTGGATGGAATCGATCAGAGAATCGGCATCGCCGAAGGAGGTCGAGGCAGAAACTCCCCGCCGCGCAGGTGTTCCCATTCGCACAATCAATCCAGCTCTGGCACATCTGAATCGGAGCGATTTTAGTCAGGGAGGAAAATTCTACGGGCTGATGGCTCATATAGCCAGAAAGCTAAACATTGGCGGCTGTTACGTGAAAGAAGTCGTAGACGGGAAGAGCCACGCTGCGCGAGTGATAGCGGCGATAATCGAGGAAATTCAACTCGGGTATAAGCCGCCTCAGAAATTTCACGATCAACTCAGTGCAACCGAGGAAGTCGCTTTTCATCGTGGCGGCCGCTATTACGGCCTTTATCGCCGTGTGGCGCAGCAATTAGGTTTAAACAAAAGAACTGTGAGTGCGGCGTGTCGCGGAACGGGGCGTTCTGACCGAGCTGTCATTGCCGTCCGCGCCGAAATGGCCCGCGTCGATGCGGAACTTGCAGCCAAAGGAGGCCAGTAGCGTGGCTTCCCAAATGGCTTTATCTCTCCCCCTCCCCATCTCCGTCCCCGCGCCCCAGCGCATTCTGCTGCCTGATCCCCGCGATCAGGCCACCGCGACCGAGCGTCTCAGCGTTTTGCAACTTCTCTTCGACTATCGCGGTGACCCGGAACGCTTCGGAGCTCTGCGGCTCCTGGATGGAACTCCAGTGAGCAGCGCCACCAGGATGCTGGCCTACATCGCGGAGACCACCGGCACCAGCGAACGGACGCTGAAGTATTGGCTGGCGCGGTATCAGACCGGCGGCCTGGCCAATCTGGCAGATCGCACGCGGCGGGATAAAAACCAAAGCCGGTTTTTTGCCGCGTATCCACGGGCAGCTTGGCTTATTGCGTACTTATTTTTGGAGTGCCGAAGCTCCTGCAAGGTCTGCCATGAAGCGATTGTCCGCGACGCCAAATTGATAGAAGTTCCGCCAGAAGAATTGCCGTCCTACGAAACAGTGAGGGCATGGCTGCGCTCGATGCCGCCCTCGCTTCAGGTGTACGCCCGTAAGGGCCGCAAAGCTTACCGCGATCAGATGTCTCCGTATTTGAAACGGGCTTTCACGGACGTCTACGCCAATGAAGTTTGGGTGGGCGATTTAGCCATCATGGATATTGAAGCGTCGAACGATGTCTTTGAGAACGTCGAGTACGGATCCCCGCTGCGCATCCGCCTCGACGCCAATCTCGATTACCGTTCGCGCCTGCTCGTAGGCTACAGCTTCTGCTGGGAAGGAAGCAGCCGGTCGGTCGCCGCCACGATGATTCGCGGCATTCGCAAGTACGGACCTCCCGTTTTTTGGTACACAGATAACGGAGCCGCCCAGAAGAAAGCCGCCAAAGGCGCGCAGCCTGGCTACCTGGTGGATTCGCCGCTGCCGCCCAAGGATTGGCGCAAGACCGAGATCGAATCTATCGAGTCTACCGGATTCCTGGCCCGCGCCGGCATCGCCGTCCAGCACGCGCTCCCCTTCCATCCGCAAGCCAAGGCCATCGAGCGTTTCTTCAGGACGATGCATGAGCGCTTCGACAAATGCTGGCCCACGTACACCTCCGGCAGCCCCTTCACCCGCCCCGATGCCACCACCGCCTTGATGGTTCACCACAGAAAGTGCCTGGCGAAAGGTCACCTGGAAAAATCCCACCACCCGCGGGTTTCGCAGATCATCGCGGCCTTCATGGGATGGGCCGAAGAGTATGGAAATACTCCACACAGCGGTGAAGGTTGCGAGGGCCTAACGCCCCGCCAGGTCTTCGAGGCGAACCGCAATCCTGCCCAGAAGCCCACGCCGGACCCGGCCACGCTGGCCCTTTTAATGGCAGAACACCAACGCCGCATGGTGCAAGAGTGCGCGATCCGCTTGAATAATCGCCGCTACGTGCCGGTTGATCCCTGCGGCTGGGAAGCTCTGCACAATCTCAACCAGTGCGAAATTTTAATTGCTTACGAGCCGGGCGCTCCGGAAGATGCCGCCGCGCTCGATCTGGACGGGAACTTTGTCGCGGCGCTCCAGGCCGAGGAGATGGCCCGCTTCGCGCCCAGCGACCCGCACACCAAGGCGCAAGTCTCCGAAAGTATGCGCCAGCGCCGGCATCTCGAAAAGACGACCCGCGAGGCGTTGCAAACCATCAGTCTCGTTGCGCGGCAGAATGGAGCCCTGACTCCGTTGGAAGCCATGGCCAAGCGGCTGCAGTTCCCGGCCAGCACCGATCTTGCGGACGTGGTAACCCAGCGTCCATCCAAATTCAACCCCAACGACAACCCTTCCAGCCGGCCCACGACACCGGCGGAGGCAGCGCGAATCTTTTTGGAGAGGCAGAACGCATGAAAGACAGCATGGACAGC